TACTTCCGACCAGCCGGCATAGCGGCTCCATCTGCTTCATCTTCATCGGCGCCCGTTGTAGATGAGGAAGCCGCACCGGCCCCGGTCACCCCTGTAGCCAAAGCTGCTCCAGCAGCCAGCAGTTTTGATGCCGGCGCCCGTGGCCAAACCAGCCGCTGGCGGACAGAATGCCCAAGACATCCTTGCGATGATCCGCGCACGTCAAAACAAACAGTGATAGAAAGGTGGATACCCCCAAAGGGGTATCCATCTACCAATTTATGAAATTTTCTTTAGTCTTTGAAAATTCCGGAGACACCATTCCTTTCTCATCAGTCAATGATGCAGTAGTGGAATATTATGTCACGGTGATTAACCAACAGAACATCAATAGATTTTCTCCGTTTGGTGATCAGTTTGATAAGATTAAAACATGCATCACTGAATTAGACAAGATTATTTTGGATACCAACGATTGGATCGTTGATGTACTAGACAAATCTATCAACAGATGCGCCGAGGAAGAATATCTCGATCAAAGGTTCCTGAATCAATTGCATGCAGATTGGGTCCAGAGTCAGACCCACATCTATGACATAGATCAGAAGTTGCAACTCCCCGGTGATCTGGCTAGACACATACATGACATGTATCCAGATGATATCCGGAAAGTCGGACTTGGTGATTTGTTGTCTAAATTGGGAAAATCTTTTTCTTACGGGCAGATTAATAAATGTCTCCATGCAGTAGAATCTAGTTTTGATTCTATCAAATTTAAAATTTCTGATTTAGACTGGTTCCAGGTCGACAACCCCTTTGAGAAGAGTGTATTATCAGATAATATTTGTAATCTTAGTTTAAATTTCCATCATTTAGGTAGGACACTACAAAATAAATTTTTAAACTTTGATGATAATCTCGAATTCAACGACGAGAACTCTTACAATGAATTATTGGGGTTTGTGGAATTAAGTTTGGTTAGACCAAGGACGATATCGATATCTAAAGAATACATCACATGGTGTCATGCCCGTGGTCGAGAACCAATCGGCGATAGATTAAATCTTGGCAATATACCAGACCTTGATTCGAAATTGCATAACTATCGTGTGATCGTATATCGCAATCTCCGAGAAAACAATGATTTTTCTGTACAACTTAACTAAGGATTATAAAAATGGCAAAACCGTTTGACGTATCAAAGTTCCGCAAGGAAATCACAAAATCAATCGATGGACTCAGCATCGGTTTTAATGATCCCACTGACTGGATTTCTACCGGCAACTATGCCCTTAACTATCTCATCTCCGGAGATTTTAATCGTGGCATTCCGCTGGGCAAAGTCACTGTGTTTGCCGGTGAATCCGGCGCTGGTAAGAGCTACATCTGCTCAGGCAACATCGTGAAAAATGCACAGGAGCAAGGTATCTTCGTGGTGCTGATCGACAGTGAAAATGCCTTAGACGAGGACTGGCTCAAAGCCTTGGGAGTAGATACTTCGGAAAGCAAGTTGCTCAAATTGAGCATGGCCATGATTGATGATGTGGCCAAGACCATTGCTACATTCATGAGCGACTACAAGGCACTGAGTCCAGAAGATCGCCCCAAGATTCTGTTCGTGATTGACAGTCTGGGCATGTTACTGACACCCACAGACGTAAATCAGTTTGAAGCAGGTGAAATGAAGGGCGACCTAGGTCGCAAGCCCAAGGCCTTGACGGCATTGGTGCGCAATTGCGTCAACATGTTTGGTAGCTACAACGTGGGCATGGTAGTGACCAATCACACATACGCTAGCCAAGACATGTTTGATCCCGACGACAAGATCTCGGGCGGTCAGGGCTTTATCTATGCCAGTTCTATCGTGGTTGCCATGAAGAAACTCAAGCTCAAAGAGGACGAAGATGGAAACAAGATCAAGATTCCATATTCTACTGGGATGAGCTTGTATAGCGGTCTAACTGATCTAGCAGAAAAAAAGGGAATTCTTAAGAAAGACGGCAATCGATTGGCATTTACTACACTCGATGGGGAAATAATTAAGCATTTCCGTAAAGGATGGGAAAGCAATGAAGATGGGTGCCTCGACAAGTTGATCAAAGATTTTAATAAAGTTGATCCTGGTAATGTTGAGATAGACACCGAAGAGCCGGATAATTGAGTAATGATACATAGCAGTTTGCTAAATATGATTGGAGGCTGCTATGTATTACATTTACGCACTCATTGATCCACGCACTAATTTGCCGTTTTACATCGGCAAAGGTTTGAAGAAAAATGAACGGCATTTAGATCACTTCAATGAATCGATTGATAAGACTAGTAATCGACATAAATTTTACAAAATTAAATATTTGAAATCTGCTGGATTAGAAGTACCAGTGCAAATTCTTGTTGATGATATATTTAACGAAGACACCGCTTACCAAATTGAGTCTTTACTAATTAAAAAATTTGGGAGAGAAAATATCGACGAAGGTGGAGTACTTACAAATATTTGCTTAGATAATAAACCGCCCTCTGTAAAAGGAAGAAAACAAACAGCAGAACATATTGCAAAGAGAGCCAGCAGTTATTCAAACACATGCCGGACGGTTGGTCGTAAACCCCACAGCGAGGAAACAAAACGCAAGATTGCCAGACCCGGCAAGTTAAATGGGTTTTATAATAAAACCCACAGTGATAAAGTAAAACAGGATCATTCTAATAGGATGGTAGGGAATAAAAACAATAGTAAAACATACATTTTTACTTCACCAGCTGGCCGGGACTACATAGTAGTAGGCGAATTTTATAAATTTTGTAATACACATAAATTATCAATCGGGACGATGGAAAAGCAACTTAGAACTAAAAAAATACCAGTGGCTGGTCGATGTGCCGGGTGGAAAGTTACTAAAAAGGAAAAGGAATAATCATGGCAGTAGATTTAGCACACGACCTTTGGCAAGAACTCAAACGATATATTGGTACCCCTGATCGTGAAGATGCTGCAGATACTCTAGTCAATGTCCTGATCGACAATGACTATGATGCTGAGCAGATCAGAGATACCTTCAAAGGAGATTCCGACATTAAACGTGCATTGCAAAGTTATCTAGACGATCTCGAAGAAGAAGACCTCGACGAGGAAGACGAAGACGACTACGACGATAGCTATTAATCATGTGGTATAGCCGCGTCGTTGCTAATCTTAGTTGTATTCCAGATTTCATCCAGCACTATGAACGAGAGTTAAATGAGGCTAAAAAAGAATGTCGGATTGGCGGATATGTTGAAATCAACATCAAAGAACTACCAGGCATCACAGAGCATCGCTTTAACCAGTTACAAGAAATAGAGGCGATTCTTAATTATCTCAACATCCAATTGCGCAAGATACGCCGTAAGCATTTCCAAAAATATTTAGAAGCGTATGCGAGACAGCTTACTAGTCGCGATGCAGAAAAATATGTTGATGGCGAGGACGAAGTCATTGATTTTGAAACCATCATCAATGAAGTAGCCTTGTTGCGTAATAAATGGTTGGGTATCATGAAAGGATTAGATACCAAACAATGGCAAATGGGCCATATCGTGAGATTACGCACTGCCGGCATGGAAGATATACAAGTATAATTGATGTCGACGATATATCAACCCTTTTTCACTCCCGAATCTAGTCATGCCCATAGTCTAGAAACACTGAACCTGTTGTATGAGTACGACGATTTCATGGAGAGCATATCAACCTTGGCAGACATGGGGTGCGGCAGCGGACTGGATGTAGAATGGTGGGCTACTAGAACCACCAGAGACGAAGAACAACGCCCACTCAACATTAAATGCACAGCCATCGATCAAATCAAAAAAATAGATGTCGCGAGAAAATATCCCAATGTGCAATATCAACGGCAGGATATGGAACAACCCATACTGGGGCAACGTCAATTTGATATAATCTGGTGTCACGATAGTTTCCAGTATGTGATAGACCCTTTCGCTACATTAAAAAATTGGTGGTCAGCTATGAACGATAATGGCATGCTGATTATTGTGGTTCCGCAGATGTGCTCCATGGAGCACAAAGATTTTGCTTACGATCAAAGAGATTATTGCTATTGGAGTTGGACCATGGTCAATTTTATCCATGTATTGGCAGTATCGGGATTTGATTGCGCAGAAGGTCATTTTCTTAAACGTGCAGATGATCCGTGGCTCCATGCTGCGGTCTACAAAAGCAAACACGAACCAATGGATCCACGTACTACCAGATGGTACGATCTAATAGATAAAAAATTATTACCGGAATCAGCGATTTCCAGTATCACTCGTCACGGATATTTGCGACAAAGAGATCTGGTATTGCCGTGGCTAGATAAAAGTCTTACTTGGCTGGGCGAACATTGACTGCTTCTTCCTGGTCGATGCCTGCCTTGGCCAACACATCCTGCACTATTTTGGGCCATTTTTCTATCCGATAGCCATACTTGTTGAGT